GCACGGAATTAACAGGCAAAAAAGGAGTAGTTCACTTATTGGAACAACTTGAAAGTAAGGTCGATAAATTGGAAGAAAAACAGATTCTAATAGATGATAACATGGCTAATGTTAAGTTTGTCGCAAAAGGGGTGATTACTGCCGTGATAGGCTTTTTTATATGGCTATTTCAAAGTAAATAAATTATGATAACAACACAAAGCGCAATTAAAAAATACGGTTTTCCAAATGAAAATCCAAACTATTTAACGGTTTTAAATTTACCTTATCCTATGCGTTTAGCGTGGGATAAAAATGTTTTTGTAAAAAAAATTACTTGTCATAAATTAGTTAGTGATAAATTAGAATTAATATTTAAAGACATTCTAAATCATTATGGAATTAATAAAATAAAAGAGTTAGAAATTGATATTTACGGAGGCTGTTTTAATTTTCGTAAAATGAGAGGTGGCAATGATTATTCACGGCATAGTTGGGGCATAGCTATCGATTTAGACCCCGAAAGGAATCTATTAAAGGAAACATCAAAAACGGCACGTTTCGCACGACCAGAATATAAACCAATGATTGATATATTTTATAGACATGGTTTTGTTTCTTTAGGGCGTGAAAAGAATTACGACTGGATGCACTTCGAAATAAAAGAATAATATGAAATACTTAATCATTATATTTTTATTCATTTCATGCTCAACTACACGTGACATTAAGTTAAATAAAAGCAAGTTTGAATCAGGAACTATAACAACTAACAACGATGTGATTTTAAAGCAAGAAACTATATTAAATGATATATTTACTATAAAACCGTTTGATAATAGTAAGTCAATGCTTCTAAACGGTAAGGAATATAAAAATGTTGTAATTACAAAAGATAAAAGCAAACATGATATACTCACAAAAAAGATTTACAATAGGCAAACAATCACTAAAACAATTGAGATAACAAAGACTAAGGAAATAAAAAAAACAGACTATACAAGCCTGTTTTTTATATTGTGTTTATTTATATTTTTATGGTTTTATTTGCCTAAGGTTAGAATATAAAAGTTAATTATATAATTATCTAATATCACAAACAATTTGTGTTTTTGTATGATAAACATAAATTTGAAATTCTCTTTTATCTTCTTTATTTTTTATAATCCAAAGAACACCGTTTATAAGCCCTAATGCTTGTGTTTCAATATGTTTTTTTTGAAATTCATTTATGCATTCAACTGCGTAATCAAATAAATGCGTACAATTAGGGTTATATTTTATTACTAATTTTTTCATAATTTCTACTTTATTTTTACATTAATTACAAATCCATCTTTCACAATAGTATAACTATTGACATTCAATTCTTTTGCGAGTTCTATACTCTTTTCTAGAGTGTTAATTACTTTTTTCATAAGTTTTATTTTAAAAAGGGCATTCATTTTTATTTTTAGGTTTTAAACTTTCATATTCTCTTTTTATCTTCTCGGATATGGCATCACGTATGAACTGCGCTACATTTATATTATAATTATCTAATTTTTTCAATGTAGCATCTTGAACGGGAGTAATCTTAATTACTTTAACTTTGCTATATTTTAAAGGTGTTGCCATGATAAAGTAATACATTTATAAGTGTTAGCGGATAGTTATGTGCCATATGAAGCTCGAAAGCATCCAAAGTGTAAGCAGTTATGATAACCGTCATAATAGTAATAATCATTATTATGAACCCACGCAAAACGTATTTTATAAGTAATTGATAATTCTAAGTAATCTAACTTCCATCGGAATATTTTACCCGCAATAAAATGATTAAAACCTCCGTATTTTTTTAGACTTGAATCAAATAACATAATCCCGCACCAAAAAAACATACGGCACATAACAGCGGTTATACGAGATTGTTGCAATTCGGCATTTTTTGAAATATCAGTCATAATTTTAAGTATTAGTTTGTGTTTGTGAGGCTGGTTTTTAATTCGGCAACAACCTCGTATAGCCGCAGGACGTTAGCAAACATTGTTACTATCGTTCTCCGAAACAAATTTCGCAACCAATTTCGGTATGGTTTTCGCATATTCTATCAGCGTGACAAATATCATTAACGCCATCACATCGACCACAACATCTTGATTTTTTATTTTCAGAAATAAATTTATCAAATAAATAATCAAGAGTATAATTATCACAATCCCAATAAGGTCTATTTTTTCGAGTATAAGTATTTACTACTTTTACATAATTTTTATCAACCCATTCTAAAAAAAGAATAGAATGTTTTTTTGTAATTTCAATAAGTTTTTTACAATCTTGCTCAATTGTTTCTTCTGCTGGTTCTATATGCCAATCTAAAAAATCAGTTTTTAAACTCATATTCACGTTTTGTTTTAAATAACCACAACGATTTGCTAACAAGTGTTTTACGCCATTGTGGGTTTAGTGATTAATTTAATGTTAGTTTTGTATCAGTTTAATTTCGTGATAACAGGAAATTTTAGGCTTATTTAACCACAACGGACGTAAAGCACTCGAACGTTACTGGTTATTTTCTCTCTCGCAACCTGCCAAAAATTCTCTGACTAACTTTTTTACTCCATCTATTTTAGATATAGGAATACGAAAAGCCGTTGTTTTTGTTGGTTCATTGTATTTTGGTTTAGCTCCAGCATTTAAGCGAGAACCTCCTCTATTTTCTTTTTTATCGTTATCTGCAATCATCTTGAAGGTAATTTGACGCTACAAAATTCCAAGCAGCTGAATTTTTTGCTTTAGCTTGATTTTCTTTATAAAAAGGGTCAAATGTATTTTTTATTGCATCAGTATTAAATTTTAATAATTCTGTTGATTCATCAATAGTTACATTGTGTTTGTCTTTAATATCTACATTTATTTTTTTACTTGAAATATATCCTTTTGGGGTTTTAAAAGAACAAGTAAATTGTTTACCAATAGACTCTTTAGTATTAGGTTCGTCTGTATAAACAACATATCCATTTTCAAAAGAAAATTCTAAAGTTGGCTCATTAAAAAATATTAAAACTTCATCGCCAAAAAATAATTCTTTAACTGTTGTTTCATATTTAGCTGCATAAGCAATTAAATCTTTTTCAATTTCTGATTTTACAAAGTTTAAAGTTGTCATAATTTCTATTTTTTTAGTTCTTAATAATATTCAAAGATAATAATTTATTTTGAATACGCAAACTTATTTAAAGAAATTATCAATTTATTTTTAATCGCACTTAAAAAAAGAAAAACAACCAGTAACAAGCAATAACCTCAATTTTCCGAATCAACTAACCGTATAGGCAAACTGCGGTTATTTTTAACGTTAGGGTGCATAGCTACGATTATCATTCATAATTGAATTTAGCACGTCCTCGCATAGTAATTCTGGTATTTTAGAACGGTTGTAACTTCCTTTTTTTCCTTGTGTTCCTGTTTTGGATCCTCTCGGTGCGCTTTCGTGTTGGCACTTTGTATTTCCATTAAAACATTCAGCTCTTGGATTCCATCCGTTTGGATTAAAAATAGATTGTATATTATTACTCCAGATATCAGTCGGTTTTGCTCTTGAATCCCCATAAGTACAATACCATACGGTAGTTCTTTGTAATCCTTTCATAAACGGCATTTTTCGCATCATTCCACGAGGATTTTCAATAAAGAATACCATTTTAGGATTTATTAATAACCATTCATTTATAAGGCTTAACCAGTGTTTATTCACGTTATCGCATTTTTTAGCATAATCGCTTTTAGGTTCTGTTCCGTTTCTGTGATGTGATATTGCAGCAATCGTATAAGTTGTACAATCAGGACTTGCCCAAACAATATCAGGAATAAATGGCACTTGATCTTTAGTTAATAATTCAATATCAATCGATAAATCTATTTTTTCGTATGGTGTCCAGTCTACGCTAAACACATTCATTCCTAACTGTTCGGCTTTATTTCCTATTGAGCGGGATCCTGCAAATAATTCTAAAACATTCTTTTTCATAATAACTTTTATTTTTAATTACCCACTACGCACCCTAACAATTGCTTGTACTAAGCGTCAGAATATACGCAACCGCATAGCCACTTAGTACAAGCGACAAACGTTATGCCCTACTTTAATTTCAACAAATATACAACATATAAGTATATAATTCACAAACTAAGCTAATTTAGAATTATTATAAATATCATCATAATGTTGTATTATTCAAATTTAGTTGTATATTTGTCAAACA